TTAGGTCGAAAAGCGTGAACATGGACTTCCGGTTTCTTAGCTGGTGCTTTTGGAGGCACCGTCTTAGTCTTCGGTTGTACTTTCTTCTTCTTAACCAGTGACGATTTCATCACTTTCTTCTTTGCTGCTGCCATCAACTTGACAGGCTTGAGTTTGGCCACCATTGTGGAAACGTAAATTGGTCACAGAACACAAAATACGTGGAAAATTTTGCCCTAATACAAGAGCCGGTAAATTTAGTCAGATGACCAGGTTGAAGAGACCCGAGACAAACACTGTCCACGAATCTTTAAGCTGTTTTTAACCCCCTCCCCCTACAGCATGTTCTTCACCGTAAGGCCCATGCCATTGCCAGTCACATGCTTGTTCGTCAAATGATCACCAGCACCAGTGATGATGATGGCGTTGCGAACCTTCTCCTTCGTCGCCTCGTCGTTGTTGCGAATCGCGAACATGACGCCGCAAACTTGTTCAAGTTCAAGCGGCTTCTCGCTCATAAGGATTCTCGCCAATAACTTCTCGACGTTGTTGAACACAGCAGTTCCTGCTTTTACACTGTAATTGTGGCTGGTGAAATCAACAATCCACTCGCCATTGACCATCTCGACTTCCTTGTAGTCGGACAAACGGCAGCCAAGTGCTTCCGTCCTATCCTTCTGCTCGTCAGTGAGACTGTCGGCGCATGCAATGTCGTCACCCATGGTGAGACTGAGCGAGACTCTGAGAACATCTGCCCACCGAGACTGCGAATGAACGCAACCCCTCATGCGGGAATTTGACGCAGAAGTCGAAGCACAGCCTGAACCCATGATGCCCTTTCTAGTGATCATGTAGACATCGCGACCTACACACAACAAGTGATCGGCGCAACATCCAGCAAAATTCAAGATTGCCTGACACATAGCTGGCGGCCAGCCTGCATTTTCAGCGAGCTTTGCTCTAATCCAACCATCCACTTTCCACAAGGCTTGGGTCACTCCAAAGTCCCATCCACTCGCGTCTGCTTGTGAGACGACAGGTGGTTCAGACTCAGGTTTGTCCTTTCCCATGCGTTTCATGGCGGCTGTCATGTGAGCATGACCGTCATCATGGTGTCCCATTCCTGGACACGAACCAAAATTTTCCACTCCCTCGGAGTGGGTAAGGCC